GTTTATGACGACTACATGGTAAGAGAGGCAGAAAAGGAGTATGGGGTTAGGCCACATAAGATAAACATAAATGCAAACAAATCAACTGACTTTGATCCTCCACTTGCATTGGATGATCCTCTTCTGACAGACACAGTTGAAGTCTGGTACCTCCCCCTTTCTGACTCACTCAAGCAACGCATAACCATCGAAGGCCAGCGTATTGCACAAGGTTCTCTCACAACAGCTCAAGCACTACGGACACTTGCCCAACGTGACGAACCTCCCAAAAAAGACGAGCCACCTTTACACGACTCCCGGCCTCCTGTTGAACGTGGAAAGGCCTCCTGGTATGGTGAAGCCTTCCACGGTAAAAAGATGTCCAACAAGAAACCCTTCGACATGAACGCTATGACTGCTGCACATCGTAAACTCCCATTTGGGACTAAAGTCAGAGCTACAGATATTGAGACTGGTAAGAGCGTTGTCGTAGAAGTCACCGACCGGGGACCTTACGTGGACGGGCGCATCCTAGACCTAAGCAAAAAAGCCGCTGAGAAACTAGGTTCCAAGAAAAAAGGTATAGCTAACATAAAACTAGAAATCATAGAAAAAGCAAAAGAACAACCTCCTCATATACGTATAGGTGAACGTTAATGGCTGATAAACCAAAAGTACGTTACGTCCCATCTATTAATAAATTAGACGTTGGCTATACTTATGTTGAAGCTAATAAATTTAAATTTATTAAATCACCAACTATTGAAGTTACACAAGATGTTGCGAGTGTTGCAGTTAAACTAAACGATCTAGTCTCTGAGTTAGAACATCGTGGTCTTATAGACAAAAAAAAGGATACAGAAAATGCCAGCAGTAAGTGAAAAACAGCGTGTTGCGATGGCTATAGCCGAACACGAACCTTCTAAGTTATACGCTCGTAACAAGGGTATGAAAAGTATGTCGTATAAACAGTTGCACGACTTCGCTACTAAGGTTAACAAAAGCGCGAAACACGCAATTCGTAAAGGACACAAACCATAATGCCTAGTGCTGTTCTACAAAACTTAGACTTCAAACGCTGTGTATGGGATTTCGAATACTATGCGTCTAAGTTACTTAAAATTAAGGATCAGAACCAACAACTAATCTCTCTAAACTTCTGGTCTCCTCAGTCTAAGTTTCATAAAGTTGTTGAGGACGCACGTCAGAACAGAAAGTTACTAAGATTCATCATCCTTAAAGCACGTAGAGAAGGCATGTCTACTTACTGCGAAGGCACAATATTCTGGCTCTCACACATGAATGAAAACACCGAGTCCGCTATAATAGCACACGAGAAAGAATCCGGTGAGAAAATCTTCAACATGTGTAAGCTATATTACGACTGTCTACCTAAAGAACTCCAACCAATGGTTCGATACGGGTCTAAGCGCGAGTTATCGTTTGAGAATCCCGATCCCAAGACCCGTAACCTCAATCCCGGACTACGGTCATCCTTGACCGTTCTCACGGCTGGTAAGAAAGACGTAGCTAGAGGTTCGGGCTACCATAACCTCCACTGTAGTGAGTTAGGCTCCTGGACTAAAGCAGAGGACGTTGTCCCAGCACTACTTCCTAGTGTTCCTAAGACCCAAAGTAGTGTTATCTTCTATGAGTCCACAGCAAAAGGAGTTGGCAACTTCTTCCACGAAGAGTGGCTCGCTGCTAAGGAGGGGAGTAGCAACTTCATACCGTTCTTCTTGGCATGGTTTGACTTACCAGAATATGTGCGCCAGTTCAATACATTACGTGAAAGGACTGCCTTCTTGGAAAGTCTAAACAACGAAGAGAAAGAACTAGCTGCCACATATAACCTGTCTCCAGAGCAACTCTACTGGCGTCGTACTACCATCGCCGACCTACGCGCTGACGTGGAGTTGTTCCGACAGGAATATCCTTCCAACGACGAAGAAGCATTTATCGTGTCTGGTGTTCCTCTGTTCGATAGACGTAAACTTCGTACGATGTTCCTCAAATGTAAAGAACCAAAATGGCGTGGGAACATCAGTAAGACTGGTCTCAAGACAGACGAAAATGGTAACCTACGAATCTGGCGACTCCCGGAGGCAAATGCTATCTACGTAATGGGCATAGACATCTCAGGTGGTGGTCAGTACGATCCACGTAGTGGTAAGACACGTGGTGACTACTCCTGTATCTCAGTGTGGAAGAAACTCCCAGTTCCATTAGTAGCCGAACAAGTAGCTGAATGGCATGGTTACGTGGACCCTTTCAACCTAGCAGAAATCATAGCCGGGGTTGGCAAACTCTACAACGAAGCACTCGCATCCGTAGAAGTCGAATCCTATGGTCGTGTAACTTTACAAGAACTGCAGAACCACTACTGGAACATCTATCGGCAGGAGCGCATAGACACATATGACGGTAGCTTCACTAACAAGCTAGGATGGGAAACTAGCTTGCGTTCCAAGAAAGCACTTATTAGTTATGGTACACACTGTATCTCTGACATGACTATCATTGTGCATAGTCAAGACTTGATTCGTGAATTCATAACTTTTACTCAGGATGATTCTGGTGGTGGTTCTGCAGTCGGTAAAGGCTACGACGACCGAGTAATGGCGGCGTTGATAGGTTTATATACGATGTACCGTCACGTCAACCAAGAACCCGAAGACGCGCCTATTATACAATCTCGTAAGCCAGCTATTTCAACGGTCACTAAATTCCGGGATTTAGAATTCGCACGTATTCTTGCTTATGGTAAAGACGACTCATACGATGACACTTGGCTAAACCTTTAGGAGGATTTATGCAAGTTAGAAAAACTAAAATAGACGAAGCAACATTAGACAAATACACAGAGGAACTCTTGCTATGTCTACCAGAACATGCATCTGAACTCATGCACGAGTTGGCCAAAGACTACAAACTACCCATATGGCAGTTGTTCTGTGGTGTAGTGTTAGAAGTCCACACTCAAGGAAATCTTAGTAACTTCTCTATGGACCCGGCGTGGGCAGAGGGTTTGAAACAATACGACTACGCATGTAAGCACTGTCAGAAAAAATTCAAACCCTTTCACTTAGGTCAAATCTTTTGTTCTAACGAATGTGGAGAGGCACACAATGCTGCAATTAACGCAATTACTTCTGCTGCCGTTAATATTGATACAAACGATTTGTCTAATCGTATTAGTGCTCTTGCTAAGGAAGTTAAAGCCGGTTGGACTGGAGCAGACCAGATACCAGCTTAACAACACAGAGGAAGACATAGACTACGAAACAGGTATAGACTATCCTAAACCAGATCGTGGAAGAAATGACAACCTCACACTCGAAGACATCGAGTGGGCCATTGAAAAAGGTGCTACTTCTGAAGACGAGATTTTCAAACTTGTCAACGAATACAACAAGGAGTTAGAGGATGGCAACAGTAATAAAGTTAGTTAACGAACTAATAGCCAAAGAAGACGTGAGTTGGGGTAATTCGTCTAGTACTTTTACGCGTGAAACCTATACAGGTGGTAGTATTAGTGTCCACTATATAGACGCTGAAATCATACCATCTACCACACTTGGTGGTTACATAGGCGATAACCTTCATGTTAAGAATACAGACACCGGAACAACCTCTAGTACTTTTGCACTTGATAGTGATGGTACTGGTGTTACATTATCCACATCTGGTATAACCGGAGGTAGAACACTCACATTTCCTGATGGTTCTAATCAGGCTCTTGTAGGTGCAACTGACTTATTGTCCACGGCAGCTAATAAAGGTGCTACTACAGTAGGAATACGAGATGTTGGTAATTACTTCGCTGGTACAAATGTTGAAACTGTTCTACAAGAAGCAGGTAGTGATATATCTACCTTACAAAGTAGTACTCACAACAGCGGAATGAAAAACGGGTTTATATTAAACTACTCCTCAACCGTAGCCATTACTATAGCAGGTGGTATATGGGCACACAACGGTACAACAGATCAGCACTTATATACAGCATCTCAGATAACTTTCACTCTAGGACCATCTGGATCAAATACATCATCGTCTAACCTTGGTGCTAGTCAAATACACTACATCTACATTCATAATGCTAGTGTTATATCAAGAGCATCCAGGTTGCTTACTGCTAGTGAGTTTTTAAACTCCACAACCGCACCTACATGGTCTCATTCTAAGGTAGGTTGGTATAATAGCAGCGATCGTTGTATTGGTGCTGTACTAACCAACGGCTCTAGTCAGGTTCTCAGCTTTGGTATGTTTAGTGATAACTACTACCGCTACGCGTCTCCTGTAGAGGAATTCAGTGTTGCGGCTGCTGGAGTTACTTACACAGCATTAGACATTTCAAGTTCTGTACCCACGTTTTCAACCCGTGCTAGGATTAGACTCCTAGCCGGTACATCTAACACTAGTTACTACTTCGACACTTCCTCAACTGCTGTATGGCCAGATGCACAAACTGTTGAAGGTTACTCCACATTTGATATTGCACTTAGCTCAGCACAAGCTGTGTATTGGTATGCTAACAACACTGGTAATACAACCATTCATGTTTGTGGTTACTACATAGACGGGTTATAAAAAATGGCTAAAAAAACTGATCCAACTCCAGAACAAATTGAGCAGTTTGAGAAACTAGAAATACTAACCCATGAAGCTGACATTAGAAAAGAGGTTGAGTATGTAGGTATGCTCAACAAATACTACACTGAGGCTGCTTTATACAAGCAACAAGCTGCGGTTAATTGGGATAAGTATACTAAATTTCTCAAAGGTGAACAATGGCCACAACGCAGGCCAAGTCATAAAGTGTCGTCTGTTATAAATTTTACTATTGAAAACATAGAACGAAAGACAGCACTTTTAACAGACGCTAAACCAATTCCATCTATTGTGCCTAGAAGTGATAGTTTTCAAGACACAGCAGATATTTTAAATGACTTGTGTTCTATTGTTTTCGAAAACAGTGACTTTGGTCTTGCTATGTCAGATGTGGTATACAACGCTCAGGTTTTCGGAGCCGGGTTTTTGTCAACTGTATACGATCGCGGTGGTGCTAATGGAAAAGGATCAATAATGATTCCTAGTATTGATCCTAGAGCTGTGTATTTTGATCCATTAGTTATGAAGTCTTACTTACTATGTGAAGGTGAATACGTCATTATAGAGGACGTCTGGCCACTTTCTAAAGCACAAGACATATATCCTAAGTCCGCTGACAGAATCACGCCTGATGCTGGATTAACTCCATTTAGACAATCAATTCAACATAAGGGGTTTTTATCAACTCTACTTGGAACGATATTTCAACCTAAAGGTATACAAGAATCCAACATCAGTGCGGTTCCTAGAGTTTATGTTAGAGAATTCTGGTTAAAAGACAGGTCTAAGACTGAACGTGGTAAGCCAGAGTTTAACAACATGTGTAGAAAATCCGTACTAATAGGAGAAAACGTCCTAGCAGATGACGGAGAAAATCCATATGACGATGGTTTATTTCCACAAGACATGCTTGCTTGGCACGTTGATCCTGATTGTGCTTGGCCTTGGGGTGATGTGGAGTTGTTGACTAATCCACAAGAACAATTTAATAAATTACTAGCAACAATCCTAGAGAATGCACTTTTAATGTCTAATGCCATATGGGTAGGTGATGCTGATGCACTCACTAAAGAAGAATGGACTAAACTAACCAACGCTCCTGGAGCACATGTTAAGAAACGTCCGGGGCGTGAGTTAAGACGTGAATCGGGAGTTGCACTACCACAATATGTGTTCGAAATCGCTAACTTCCTCAAGGTAGCTAAGGATGAAATTACTGGAATGGTTGACGTTATGCGTGGCATTCGTACGGGTCAGGTTAGTTCTGGTGTGGGAATCGAAGCACTTCAGATGGCTGCACAGGCACTCATAAGGTTACGTTCTCGATCCATTGAAGCTATGGAGACTCGTATAGGACGTAAACTAATATCACGTTTCTTCCAGTTCTATGGTCCTGAACGTATATTCGAAGCACTAAGGGCACGACAAAGTAAGTATGAACAACAAATAAAGGAGATAGAGAGCGAATTGCTTAGACCAATCACTAAACGTAAAGAACACGCTTGGATGGATGTTGTCTTCCAGATTGAACCGGGGTCTAGCTTACAACTAGCCAAACAAGAGCGCAAGGGTGAGTCTATGAACCTTAGGAAGATGCAGGTTATAGACGACCGTGCACTCCTTGAAGACCTCGATTATCCACATCGTGAGGATGTGTTGAAGCGTACCGAAATGAAGCGTCAGGATGAAGCTAATAAAGAAGTCGAAGGTCAGAAACCAGCTAGTGATTCTGGTGCGTCGACACAGTTTCCTAACCAAACAGGTGGAAGTCCGGCGGGTGAGTGATGAGTGATTTATACACGCTCAAAGAATACAAGTTCATTGATGGACAATGGACATTCAAAGACTCTGAAATGTTAGACTTCTATCATCACATGGATTTGAGGGACTTGACATTCTATAATATTTTCGACTTAGACAGTTGGAATCCGTTACCTTATTTTAGGTCCACGCGGTTTTTTATGGGATACGATGGCGAAACACGTAGAGGTGCTTTTTGGGTGTCAAGCTGGAACTCTATAAACAAGAGTGGTTTCTTTAATTTCTCTTGGGAGGAACGTGGAGACACAAATCTAATGACCAAAGTTAGGTTATGTTGTGTAGGTCTTAGACTTTTATTGGATAACCCGGACTTTGGGGTGTTATACGCTGAGACCTCGGTGTCTTCTATATCTACATTGAAGTTTGCTGAGTATCTTGGATTTGTAAAGTTAGGAACCGTTCCACACGCACATTGGAACGCCCGCGAGCAAAAGTTCGAGGACACGATATTTATGTACATCACAAAGGAGAACCTTAGATGAAGATATATGAAAAATTGGTTATTGATGTAGCAACAGGTCATATTGATGTAGAGGAATCCTATGAGTACAACGGTCCTATTGCGCACTGTGGGGGTGGTGGTAATGGCGGTGGTGATAGTGGTGGCTATTCAGCAGTTGCTGATGGTGCTAATGTAGCTGCTGCTGCTGCGGAGGCGGGACAGTTCGGTGGGGGTTACGGGGATAGTTCAGCTTCTGAAGGTGCAAGTGCGGCTGTCGGTACCGTTGGGACTTCTGGTAATGAAGCGGGTGCTGGGATCGGTCAAGGTGGTGGGTGGTTCGGAACACCTACTACTGCTGCAAATCTTCTAGGTATGACTCAAGCAGAACAAACTTCTTTAAGTGATAGTGTTGGAAGTACTGTAGTAGGTCTTTTTGGTGCTCTCCCAGGTATGGGTAAAGGTGTTGGTTCAATGGTTAGTGCCGCCCGTGGTGATGGCCAAGAGTCAGGTGTTATTGGTTCTTCCTTAGGTGACACCGGTCCTGGTGGTACAGGCGGTCCCGGTGCTG